GTCGATCCCGTTATTGGTCAGCCAGATGTCGTTTTGCGCTGACGGCACCGTGCTCGGGTCGATGACGGCGGTACTGAGGGCTGCGAAGTTGAGGGGATCAGTCGCGGTGCCGCATGCCGCTTGGTTGAGAACGAGGCCGGAGTCAGTGCCTGCGAGGGAATTGGGTAGCTCAAGTGTAGCGTTGAAGAACCTGAACGTGTACGTTACGAACACCTGGAATCGAATGTCCACCGCTTGCCCGGCCCCTGTGGAGAAGTAGGAGGCCGTGGGGTCGTTCAGAATCAGCCAGTACTTCCCTTTTGCCACTGAGCGTGAGTCTGAGTCGCTCGCGGGCTGCACCCAGTACTTCGACTGGCTCTTTGAGCTGTTGAGCTTGTTGTAGCCTACGGAGCCTCCCTTGGCAAACGTCGACGTGTGTCCTCCTTGCCCAGTGAGGCGTTGCACTGCGGCGATGGTGCCGCCTGGTAGCACGTCCGTGACGTCTGAGTCAACGCCGTGGGTGAAAGTGCCGGACACGGTCATGGCGCCTGTGGCCTTTACAGTGAATTCCACAGTGCAGTCGAACTGTTCCCATTTTGCCGCCTCGTAGTTCAAATACTCAGCGATGATGGAGTTGGAGAGGCCGACGGCCTTGCCGCTTGGGTTAACGGCAGCGGAGTAGAGCACAGTTCCAGGCGCCGAACTGCCGTTTACTGTGCCACTGAAAAGCAGGTCAGTGCGCCGAAAGGGCTGGTTCTGCGCCCGTTGCCCAGCGCTAACGCTGGCTCCCTTGCCGCGGCTGCCTGGGCCTGCTTGAGGTCCGTGGCCCCTCTTGGAACTACTCTTGCGGCCCTTGTTGCTGCGGGGGGCTGATCGCGCTCGTTTGCGTGATGTGCTTCGCTTTCGTGTTCCTTTGCGCGAGGCGCTCCGACTCCGTTTTCCCTTATGAGATTTGGGCGGTCCGGGGTTGGGGTGGATAGCCATCCCAGCAGAGGTTAATGTAACCGGATCGTCCGCCGCTGATAGCGGCCTTCCTCCCTCCTGCAGGGCTGGCGCAGGATTTGGGGTGCTTTGGCGGCGCTTGCCCTCACGGACACGCGTCGGCCTGAGCTTGTCGTCCCATGGGTAGCTAACGCGGTCGGGCGGGCCTTCCGCTGCCAACGACTTGACGTGGAAGCCGAGGGCTGCGATCTGCGCTTTAGCATAGCGTGTGGAGACAGATGGGCTGATCTTCTTGAGGCGTGTCACCGCCAGAGCGTCAGCTTGCTGGTGTGTCATCGTCCCGTAGTCGTGGTCATGTTTCTTGAAGACCTCGTCGACCTCATCGGTCGCCGGGACGGCCCAGTCTGGTGTGTCTGTGAACTTTCCACTGCTGTACCCGGGTCCTCCGTAGTTTCCGTGGAACTTGAACGACGGGTAACCGTGGGCGCCCCCCTTTCCACCCGGGGGGCCGGGGTTTGGTTCAACGCCAACAAGTGGGTCCAACTTGCGCCTCTTAGCAGGTGGCTCTTCTGCCATGACTTGCTCGAGCGTGTTGTTGGTGTTGCTGACGAACATTGCGGCGGCGGGGGTGTAGTAAACCGTCGCGTTGATAGCTGTCGTCACGTGGGCGCAGCGTGTTGCACGTAATATGGGACGATACCCGCAGCACTTGCAGGAGTGTTTGTACTCATAAACGTGTTCCACGGCACCCGGCTTGTTGTACCAATCGGTTCCGTCAGATGGGCCAAGCTTGGTCAGCTTGGCCCTCTGGTCGCCAGATTTGGCGGGCTCAGTTTTCCCTGCCTCCCCAGCGCTTTGGGGGGCAGTTTGCGCGGGCTGCGCTTCCGGCACGGTCGTGCCGGTGGCTGGGATGGTCGGCCCAGCGGGTTTCGCGTTCGACGTTGTTGTCATTGCGAGACCTCAACACGCCTTCCTTCCCTTGCGGGCTCCGGAGGTTGAGGATTTAGTGGCCACTCCAGCACCCTAAACTAATCGGGTTGCATGGTGTCGGCCAAATGCGACCAGTGGGCCACACATGGGACATTACTCATTGTCCGCTGTGTGTAGCTTCTTGAGTAGAGGGTGGGCGACAGTGGTGCCCATGGTGTGAACTGCTAACAGCTGTTTCAGCTCACTCTCGACCTCTCTCGCGTCAAGGTTATATCGGTCGGCAAAGAATTGGAATGTCTCTGCCACGACTTCATGGCGTGCGGCGGACCGGAACTTCATCCAGTCTTCCAGCCGTTCGCTTTCTGTCAGGCGGTATGTCGCTAGGGGCGGGGGTTTTGTCTGCGTTTTCCCTGAGTTGAACGCCGCCATAGCGCGCTGGTGGGAGGCCACTCTCTTGCCAAACACATCGTTGTAGTATAGCTGAAGGGTCCTGAGCACAGGGACGCAGCGCCATGTGAGGTCGGTGCATTTTGTGACCGCACAGAGCCAGGCGACTTGTTGAGACACCGGCTTGTCTGTCCATGCGTGCTTGTAGATCTGCCTGCCTATCTTTGGGCCGAGAACTGTGCCGTCTGAGGTGGGCCACCAACAACTGGAGCAAAACTCACCTTTCGCGTACTCGTGTCGGGGTCTGACTTTGGTCTTCGTCTTGAAGCCCAGTTGGGCGGACATTGCCACGGTGTCAACATCTCCTTTCACCTCGGGTCCGTCAACAAGGGCGAGTTCCGAGCCCAGTCCGACCGAAGCTCTGATGAGTCGCTTGAGGACAAGTATGAGGGTCTCCCCTTTCGCGCTGCGGACCAGAGATGCCAGCATCGTCACCTTGTGGAGTTGCCACTTCTCGTCTTGGTACACCCAGTTGATGTTGCCCTGTGCGTCGATGACTTCGCCGCCGGCCGGAGGCAGCCACCTCCTGTGCGAGCTGAGTTTCATGCGGATGTCATACCGGTCGTCTCCCTGCACCATGCACCGGAAGAAGGACTGGTTGCGGTCGATCAGGTGGCCGTTCGCGTCTTCCAGTCTTGTGGGGGCGAACCGCACCTTCTTAGCCTCGGGGGTGGGGGTGAGGCTTAGCGA